CTCTCTCTGTGAAGGTGACACCCAACTTGGGATCACCGCGATAGTGTGCTTCTATCCAAACGCTACGTGGTGGATTGTGCTTCGTGTAGTGCCTGAAATGTCCCATGACCTTATGATAACGACGATGCTGTACTGATGCATCATCTTCAACGTCACGAAGTGCTGACGTACTGATGCCTCTCTCGATGGCGGGCCGATGCTCGTACCGTCGATGTGGTTTGCAGATGTGAAGTCTAATCTTTCGATACTCAAGCAATGGTGGTTTGTCAGCCTTTGCTCGCTTTGCATTGTGACTGGGCTTCCACTTGACTTGCTCATCGGTGTAGCACCTTGGTTGTGTGACAAGGAAGATGCCGAAGACTATCTCTAGCACAACAGAGCTAAGCTCTACTGCAAGCTTCTTCTGCTTGTACAACGTGCTCTCATTGAACGCATACTCAACAGTGAAGCCTAGCGACTTTTCATCAAGTCTACCGGGCGGCCACTGTGAGAATGTGAGTACGTGCGTGAGTGTGCACATAAGCCCTTTGCGATCTTTGTCCTTCAAGCCAGTGACGATTGTCATGCGCACACGGTTACTGTCTATACGCTGTATAAGTGCGCCGTAGGCAGCATACTCGATCAACTCGTCGTCAATCACTGAACCTAAGCCTGTGGTGCTGGTGTACTCAAGCCAGAAACAGTCATAGGGCAGACGCGCACTAGTCAGCACACCAATGAAGGTGAGCTGCTTGTTGTCATGCATATCGTACAGAATGCTGGGCACATCGTCACTAAAGACGATGCGCTCAGCTAGACGGTTGAGTACAGCTACACCGCTATGAGGGTTGAACTTAGTTGGTAGCTCTAACCTACTACGTAGATAGCCGTCATAAGGTGAAGGCACACGGTCGCCATAGAGCCACTGTTGTGCTAGCACTGATGCCTCCTATGGACAAGCGTTGTAACAATCAATGCCATTGCCACCTATGTACATGACAATGAGCACCAACATCACTCCGCCTAGCACGTAGCCTAGCAGTGTAAGCACTGCCTCATGTAATGGTACGTGCATCACGCAGCCCTCCTTGTGATAAGCTCATCAGCCTGTTGCCATAGAGCTTGGTTGATGTTCACACTACGATCAACATTGCGTATGCTACTCATACGCCTGACTGTGTTGTTGCTCTGATACGTCATACCACCGCGCATGATGTTCTCTTGTATGACATTCATCACGCAGTAGAGGCTATTATCGTTGTCTGCATTGCGTCTGATCTGCAGCATACGTTGACGCATGTCAGCTACAAAGCTACCACTACGATCTTCACCGAAGCGTTGCTTGACAGCTACATCAGCTAACACTAGGCGCTCTGCGAGTGTAGTCTCATGCTGCTTCATGCGATCTATACGCTGTATAAGTGAACCAATGTGCTCACCCACATCGTCTAGCTCTAGCATCACCTGCTCCATTAGGTCAGGCGCTAGATGCACAAAGCTACGAGCGTACAGCATATCACCTGCTATACACCCATTCATGCACACAAAGCGAATGAAGCCGAGGAACATCTTCAGCCTACTCGATCCATCATGGCTATCGAGTAGTACTAACTCAGGTGCATAGTCTGTGTTAGCGAACGCAGTAGGACGTAGACGTACCATGACCTTTTTGTATAACGACTCACCACCCTGTACACTACTGACCTTGAAGCCACGATTGTGCATGTGTGTTAGTATGTCGTAGGTGTTAGTGAATGAGTATCTGTCAGTCATCTTAGGGTGTGCTGTAGTAGCAAACAACGCTGGTGCTACTTGACGCATACGCGCTGCATCTGTGAAGCCTGATGCATTCTCAATGTCTACGAGTTCATGCTCAGGTAGTTGTAGCAGTAATTGTGACATCTTCATCTCCTTGAGTTATACAGTGTATGAAGTGAGGGAGTAACAACTAACCGTTGATCTTGTACCAGTGACCGTCGATGTTCAACTCGTACTCTTGACCACGACCTAGACCAAGGCCACGACCATAACGCTTGTGATTAGCAGGCGTCATGATTGCCCAACCACCCGCAGTTGAGCCATCAATGAAGCGTTTGCGTATAGGATAGCCGAAGCTATCTGTCTTAGGTACTTCACCATACCAACGCTTCGGATTGCTTGACGCTTGTTTGAGCTTCAACACTTCACCAACTGTGAGCTTCATCATGTGGCAGTCTCCTTGTTTGAGAGTTTATACTATGTATAACAAGCAAGCTATCTCAACTTCTAGTCACTATCTTCCCTCACTTCTAGCTTTATTATATCACATCTAGGATCACATGCAAGTCTCAACAGCTTGTGTTATACAACGTATAGCCAACTACACATAGTCTACTATATCACATATACACACACATATAGCCTCAAATGCCTTCGTTGTACGCATATACGCACGCAAGGTCAGCACTGTGGTCGGTCACAGTACCAAACTGGGGTCGGCTCCGCCTCCTGGGCGCGTGTGTATGTGTGATGTAGGTGAGCGGCGTAAGGGTGGCGGACGCACGCCTCTGGCTGCGCTTGTGTTGCCTTCATACTGTGTATGAATGCAGACACAAAAAAACCCGCCGCATGTTGCGAGTGTGCAACACGCGACGGGTTAGTTATACGTTGTATAAGTTACTTGCCAGTTACTGCGGCTTTGATCTTAGTCACAACGTTCGGCACTTTCTTTTCAACGGGTGCCGCAAGCTTGGCATGCTCATCACGTGCAAGCTGCTTCTCTGCATCCGTTAACGTGTTATCAAGCTGCATCCAGAGTGCACGCAGCTTAGCTTTTGCATCCGGGCCAACGGCATATGAGCCACCATCGGTGACTAGGCCCGCAAGCGTAGTGTCAAGGTTAGTCACTGCGTCTGCAACCTTGCTAGGTTCAATACGCGTACCGTTCGCGCCGCCCTTGTTGACGTTAGGCGTGCCCTGCTTAAGAGACTTCAATTCACCGCGCATATCCAACGCGTTGTCGTGCTTGTCTAGCAGGGCCTTTGCTTCCTCAATCTTCATAAGCTGCGAAGCATTGAAGAATACGCGGTCCTGCTCATCTTTCGCCTTAACAAAGCAGGACCACGTGCCTTTGCTTTTCTTGTCCTGTTCATACGTAACAGCGCACCCACGTGATTTGAGATAGGCAACGCCGTTGTATGTCTTTACCGCACGTTCTAGCGCAGTGTTGATTGCGTTAAGCTGCATTTGCATTGTGCGGAACCGAGTATCTTGCGCGGGTGTGCGCTTCTCAGTCTCTTTGAGTTTGTTGAACTCATCCGCAAACTTCTCACCGTCGGGGCTACTCTCTTGCCAATAGTTGACGATGATAGTGCGGGCCTTCTCATCGTCGGCCCGCTTGATCAGACGCAATGACAACGTTGCTAGTTCGTTGTAGTGCGCATTGCACAAGTAAATGCCGCCGGTTTCGACCTGTGATTTAGCTTGCGCAATATCAAGCAGATCAGAGACAAGCGAAGTGTGATTAGACTTAGTCATGTTGTGTAGCCTTCTGTTTATGTTGCCGTTGTGCATTATGCCAACGCATAGCCACCGCGTGCATAGCTTCGCACACGGTAGCCAATGCGCCGTCTAGATGTCCTGCATCGACACATTGTGTCCGCTGTCACCGTCACCGCGTTTACGGCATTGGCTAGGCGTATGCTTGGGCTAGATCAACGTTTCAACATACACATTGTAACACCGTGCAGAACACATGCAAGCTTTTCATCGTGTCAATTAGTAGTACTAAATCACGCAATGTGTGCACTATATCTAGCGTTTATACAGTGTATAAAGCACACAATCACACATAGCTAGAACACCATCGCGCATGAATACGTCATATATAACAGGCACTTAGCACTATAGCATGCCACACATAGCGCACATATAAGCGACAAAGCGCAACTACACATCGCGACACATAGCACGCACGCACACGTATAGCGCAGGGGTAGAGTCAGCCGCGCCGCTCACCGTGTCGAGTGTGCCCAAGTGTATATGTGCCGCATAGTTGCGTGTATGTGTGCGTGCATGTGTTGATGTGTGCGCGTGTTGATGTAGTGTTGCAGATGTGTCCGCCACTGTGACTGCGTTGCTACACTTGTCCCCGCCAATTCCCAAAGGCGCACATTGACATGGACACGTGGCGAGTGGGATGAGCGTCAACACAAGCCCCGCAACTGCGTGAATTGCTTGCCGCTGTGTGTGCTATTGGTGCCTATGTGGCTATATGTGGCTATGTGTAGTTATACAGTGTATAGGGGTGAGTACTTGTGTGTATAGATGTGTAGTACTCTAGACTATACCAGTAACTCGATGAAGTCATAAAAAGAGGCGCACGTAGTATGTCCTCTGTGTGAGAACTACTACGTGCACCTAAGTTAGACTACCACAACATATATAGTATAGCACATGTGTAATCACATGCAAGCTTACACGCACGTGTGTAGTAGTGCATATGTCGCGGTGATAGAACCAAGCAAGACCAGCCGACCGGGCCTATCGGCCCGGACATAGTGTTGCTGCAGAGTGTGTCAGTGTTGCTGACGGTTGATGATGGCTATTAACTTGTTGACATGACAGTTCCAATGTGCTATGGCGAACATAGACTTACTCTATCTCACATGCAAGGAGAGACAGTCATGCCGTCATGGGCTGGTGGTTGGGACAATCAGTTCGGTGAGCCGCACTCACTCATGCATCAGTTCACACCAACGATGCGACACATGGCAATCCTCGCTGCATCTGCTGGTGGTCAGCACTTTGCAGAGATCGCACGTGCGCTTGCGAACGGTGTTGGTGCTAACACTGAGTTCACCATCGCACAGGTGTCAGCACGACAAGCAGACGGCATGAACCAAGGTGGTAAGGTTGCCATCGTGCCGTATGCTGTCGTACCGATGCGTCCTACTACCAACGTAGACAAGGAAATCTTCCAAGCACAGATGACACCACGCTTTGCACCTGTCATCTACCCTGTTGACAAGTCTGGCAACGGTGGCGGTGGCAAAGCAGGGACAATCAACTGATGGACCTTTCACAGATACCACCTGAGACACTGCAACAGGTGATGCAGACGTTGGGCATCACTGACCCTAACGAGTTGATGCAACTCATACAGGACAATCCGCAGGCAGCACAGCAGGTGTTGTCGATGATCATGGGTGGTAGTGCTAGCGGTGCTAGTACTGAAGGTAGTGATTGGGTCGAAGGTGCCGCTGATGAAGCTAGCGGTGCGACTGTGAACGAGCCACAGTCCACCGCCGCAGGGGATGAAAGTGAAAGTGATGCAGCAAGCCCTCCCGCTGATGCGTCTGCATCCCCTGCACCTATGCAAGATGATGAAGCAGCAGAAGGCGAGGCTCCCATGCCTGCAAGTGGTAGAGGCGGTACGGTTGATGATCTAATCAGTGCACAGATGATGCAACGCGCTGCAGGTGATCCGAATGCTGCAGTACCGCGTGCAGGTGGTAGAGGTAAGAACCCGCGCATGCCGTTGAAGGGTGCACCACAGGGCGGCGGTCAGCAAGCGATGATAGCTGAGTTGTACAGACAGATGGCAGCTAAACAACAGCAGCCGAGGCGTTGATGGCAGAACTACCGCTCGCTAATGGGCTTGTCATTGATACCACAACGGGTCAGGCGATGCTTCCTAGCACCGCACCTGATGCGGTCATCAAGCAGCAGACAGCGCGTACGCAGCAGACTACGCAAGCAGCTATTACAAGAGGTCGTGATCGCAACAATCGTGTTGTGCGCCGTGGTCTTATTGATCTGCCTGCTGACAGCAAAGCAGTGACTACAGCAGGTGTTGTGTGGTTGTACTTTATACTTGGTATAAATGACGCAGAGATTGCTGAAGCTACTGGATTGAAGATCAGTCAAGTAGACATGATCAAGGGTCTGCAGCTATTCACACAGTTAGACACGCTCATCAAAGACAACATCACTGCACTCCAACACCACGATGTGCAGAAGCGCATTGACAGTCTGTCAAGTGACGCACTCACAAAGCTCGAAGAACTTGTTGAGGATGAAGACACGAAGCCTGCTACTAAGGCACGTGTGCTGATGAACATGCTCGACCGCGGCGGCTTTAGTCCGAAGCAGGTGCTCGAACACAGACACTCGTTAGAAGGTGGCCTGACTATCCGTCACATACGTGAGATCGCGCAGCCCAAGCACATGCCGAGTATTGATGTAGACGCGCGTGATATAACTAATCAAGTTGTGAAGGAGAAGTAGTCATGGCTATCGTACCGAACAAAGATGGACAAGGAATTATTGTCAATGGGGTCTACGGTAGTGTTGATCCCAGTTACACTACACCGACTGTGTTTGCTGCTGGTGTTCCTAGTACAGTAGGCTTCGCTAGTGAACTGCGTGCAGACACTGCGACTGGTGACATCTATCGCAACTTGGGTGGCACACGTTGGGTTGATGCGCAGTAACGATGGCCCGACCACGTACTACTCATGTTGCTGAGCGTCCTGAGCTACTGCTACTAGAGGGCAGTCTGCAGGATCGCTTCTTGCGTAGTAAGGCAAAGCTACAAGTCTACGGCGGTGGCTTCGGCAATGGTAAGACTACTGCTGCTGTCATCAAGGCAATACAACTCGCTGATCAATACCCAGGTAGCACTGGTCTTATATCACGTAGCACGTATCCGAAGCTGAATGACACTATACGTAAGGAGTTCCTGAAATGGTGTCCGCCTACGTGGATTACGTCTTTCAGCACTGGTCAAAACGGCGACAACATATGTCACCTAAAGAACGGCACGACTATCTATTTCAGATATATAGCACAACAAGGGACGAAGACAGAGAGCAGTTCTTCCAATCTATTGAGCGCAACATTCGACTGGGTGATAGTGGATCAAGTGGAAGACCCGGAGATAACGCACAAGGACTTTCTGGACTTGTTCGGCAGGCTTCGTGGCCGCGCACGCTACATAGGTGAAGATGCGTCTATGCCTGTGACTGGGCCTAGATGGATGATGCTGACGTGCAATCCTACTGGCAACTGGGTGTACACGAAGTTGGTACGTCCGTTGATGCAGTATGAACAGAGCGGCATTATCAGCGAAGACTTAGTATGTGTACGTGACGTAGACCGTAAACCAGTGCTAGGTGCAGATGGACGACCTCAGTTGCTCATCGAAGTTATTGAAGGTAGCACCTATGAACTACGCCATGTTCATGAAGCTGAGGGTGGAGACTTTATTGCAACGCTTGAAACCATGTATAGTGGACAACAGAGAGATCGCTTTCTGCTTGGCAAATGGGTGGCCTACGAAGGATTGGTGTATCCGCAGTACGACAACGCATTGCACCTACTACACGAAGGCGACATCCACGCGCTACTCGACGCTCTCATTGAAACACGCTACCAACCTAATTGGATTGAAGGCTACGATTGGGGGCTAGCACAACCTAGTTGCTACATGCTTGCGTTCGTCACTCCTGAGAAGCACGTCATCATCGTTGACGGCTTCTACAAGAAGGAGATGTCGTTAGACGAACAGGTTGCAGCTATACGACGTATAAGAGCAGAGTGGAATGCTGAGCTAGATGACATGAGCAAGGTGCTAGCTGATCCTAACATCTTCGGTCGTAAGACTGTACACAAGCGCACAGTCGGCAAGACGATTGCTGAGATGTTCAAGGATGAAGGCATCTACATGCGTCGTGGTAACAATGACATCAACAACGGTGTTATCAAAGTCGGCGGTTATCTGAACGTAGACTTCAAACTGCTACACCCGATCAAGCGTGCAGCACCCTCTCCACGTTTGTTCGTCAACGCCAAGCTCGACTGGTGGAGTGATGAGTGCAGCGGCTACTACTGGCAGCAGTCTACTAGCGGCGAGCGCATAGACAAGCCAATCGACCGCAACGATCACGCGATGGATACCACGCGCTACATACTGAGCGACATGCCTGTGATTGGCAAGTACTCAATCCCTGCATCAGAGCGTGTGCCGAGTTGGATGATGTGGCACGAGCGCGAACGTGATAGCGAGCATTCAAGGAAGCACCGCTATGGCTGAGTATGATCAAGGTGAAGAATACAACCGTCGCGCTGAGCCTGCTACTGATGTCAACAGTTATGAAGGTGTGATGTCTCCCGACACGCCTGCTGTAGACGATCAACCCATCTACCGCATGATTGGTGAGAGCAAGATACCTGTCAGCAAACACCGTGGCCCGTTGTGGCGTAGTCGCTACGATCAGGGCAAGTCGGCTATGAGTAAGAACGTCAAGGCGTGGGAGGAAGCGTATAGGTACTACAGACATGATCACTCTCGCACCAACACATCACCACGTGGCGATCAAGATGATAGCAGCGGCGGTAAGACACTGCAAGGCTCACTCGACAACACTGAGAACATGGTGTTTGCCAACGTTAGTGCACTCGTGCCCATGTTGTTCACTAAGAACCCCGATGCTGAGTTCACTAGTGAGGACAAAGAAGATCAAGAACAGACACGCATAACAGAGAAGTTGGTCAACATACTAGCAGCCAAGAAGACATCGCCAGGATTGAACCTCAAGCGCAAGGTCAAACGCAACATCGTCAGTACTAGTCTATGCAATGTCGGTTGGTTTGAAGTTGGCTACACACTCCGTGAGCAGTCCAGTGAAGCTGCACTAGAGGAAGTCAAACTGCTAAGCGCGCAGCTTGAGAAGGCTGAAAGTCAGAAGGACATCAAGGAGATTGAAGGCAAGCTGCTTGCGCTTGAAGAAACCATTGACATGCTCACACCTAGTGGTCCGTGGGTGAAAGTACGTAGACCTGATCAAGTCATCGTTGATCCAACAGCTACCGACTTAGACCTTAGCGGTGCATGTAATTGGGTGATGATTGAAGACCTCATGTATACTGCACTGCTCCGTGCACGATATGGACGTAAGAAGCCAGGCACTGATGAGTGGGAAAGCGTATTCTCACCTACCAACGTCATTAAGGCTGGTGTTAGTCCAGATCAAGGTGACAGAGGGCAGACAGACAACTTTCAACTGTTCAGTTACTCTACAAGCGAGCACAGTAAGTACGGGTATGCAGATCAACGCTCGTTCTTAGCTGCGCAGATGACAAAGGTGGTCTATGTGTGGGACAAAACTACCCGCAGAGTTGAGTTATACAACTGTAACGACTGGTGTTATCCTCTCTGGGTATGGGATGATCCCTACTCACTTGATCAATTCTTTACAGCAGTGCCAATGGAGTTTCATACCGATCCTATTACCATGTACTCTAAAGGAGAAGTCACCTACTACCTTGATCAACAAGACGACTTGAACATCATCAACAATGAGTGGGCCAAAGTACGCAAGTTCGCAGCAGGCAAGATCGCATACGATAAGAACTCACTCAAGGATGGTTCTATACTAGAGAGCCTGATAGCAGGCACGAGTGACACCAATGCACTTGGCGTTGACCTACCAGAGGGAAAGAAGCTCGGTGATGTGCTCGGTGCACTGTTGCCACCTAGCGCAGATGCAATCAAGTTCTTCGATAAGAAACCAGTACTCGAAGCCATTGACCGACTATCTGGCGTCACGTCCGTACAGCGTGGTGTGGAGTACAAGACCAACACCACGAATAGAGCTATCGAGAGCTACGAAAGTCAGGTGCAAACTCGCGCAGATGAGAAGATGGATGCTATCGAGGATAGCGTCGGCACTGTGTTGTGGCTCGTTGCACAGATGTGTATGCAGTTCATGCGCACTGAAGAAGTGGCAACGCTCGTGGGAGATGAACTGGCATCTAAGTGGAAGCAGATAGACGCACGCACTATTCAACAGAAGTTCACACCACGTGTTGTAGGTGGTAGCTCACTCAAGCCGACTAGCAGAGCGAAGAAAGAGCAAGCACTGCAGATTAGTCAGATCATCGGCCAGTTTACACGTGCTACGCCGATAGCTGCTGTTGTAGCACTCAAGGTGCTGTCTGTTGCCTTCGACAACGTAGTGATCAGTCAAGAAGACTGGGAGCTAATCTACAAAGGCATCATGAAGGAGGCTGCTGCACCACCGCCTGAACAGATCGAACAAGAGAAGATGGCTGAACAAGGTCAGCAACAGAGTAGAGATCGTGTTGTGCAGATGGCGCAAGCACGTCAACAGGCACAAGGTGCACAAGCTGGTGGTGGTGGCGGCGCTCCACAAGGTGGTGGTGGAGATGAGATTGACAACATTGCTCAAATAGTGCAGCAAGTGGCTAGACTTATCGACGGTTTGCCACCTGAAATCAAGCAAACACTCGGTGTGCAACTCGCACGTGGTCGCAGTGTAGCTGACATAGCTACGCAGATGATACAACAACTGCAACAAGGCGCTGTTGCGTAGTAGGAGGCTCCAATGCCGGAAGAAAAAGACCTCATGTCGCAAGTTGGTGAGAGCTTTGGCATCAAGGATGATGCACAGCAGTCACAAACAGACGATACAGGCGGTGAAGGTGGTCAACTTCAGCCTGATGACCTACAAGGTGAGCAGCAACAGCCACAGAATGTGCAGCAGGACGGCGGTGAGCAGACAGAAACCGGCTCAGATCGTCATCAGCCACGCAAAGCAGACGACAAAGAGCAACTGTTCACTGACAAACCACGTAAAGGACCACGCGGCGAGCTACTTGGTAAGGATGGACAGGTAGTTGCGACTACACGGCGTGAGAAGCAGCTAGCCTACAACCTCAATCGTGCGCAGTACGCAGCAAATCAAGCATCTCGTCAGCTTAGACAGATGCAGCAGCACTTGCAGCACTACCAAGGCTTCGATCAAGTCATCAAACAGAACAACCTGTCTCCGCAGATGGTGCAAGAGGCACTACAACTGCGTGCGATGGCGGAGAAAGACCCAATCACAGCCGTCCGTGACGTAGTTGCACGTGTTCTAGCAACTGGCATCACGATGGAGCAGCTATTCGGTACTGATGCAGTGCCTAACATCGACGCACGCATCATTACCAACGAACTTGACCGCCGATTAGGGCCGGTTGAGCAGAAAGCACGCGCAGAGCAGCAACAAGCTCAACTCAACGACCGTGCACAAGACATGATGGAGAAATTCATCAATGATCATCCTCATGCTGAAACGCATGGCACTGAAATCAGTGGACTAGTACAGAACCACGGTCTTTCACCAGAGCGTGCGTACTTTGAGCTACGTAGTTGGGTAGAACGCAGAGGCTTTGACTTCACGTCACCACTCCGACCACAGATTGAGGCAGCTATGAAGCGCCAACAGAACGGTGGTGGTGGTCAACGTCCTCAACGCAGGCAACAGCCAACAACTCCTGGCAGCATGCGTAGCATCTCGCCTAATGGCAGTGTCCCAACACACGATACGAACAATTCGCGTGGAGACTTCAAGAGCAACACGCCTTGGCGTGATATTGCTAGTGCGGTGTTCACAGAACTCAACAATAAGTAGGACACATCAACAATGCCTGTACTCCAAAACGTCCTCGCGACGACGCTTGAGCGTTCAAGGAAGAAGCTCATCGTCGCCGCCATGCAGAGCAACGCGCTCATGGCGTGGTGCTTCGCACGTGACCGCATTGAGAACGAAGCAAGCGGTTACAACATCACCAATCCACTGTTGACAGGTCGCAATCCGACAGTGGGCAGTTACAGCTACTACGACAGCTTGCCTGTGCAACAGACGCAGGAGTTCATCAAGCTTGAATATAGGTGGAGTCGTATTGCTGGCACTGTCATCATCAGCAATCAGGAAGAAGACGAGAACAAGGGTGAGCAAGCCTCTGTCAAGCTGTTGCAGGGCAAGCTTGAGGCACTTGAACTCTCCATCAAGGAGAAGTTCTCCATCTACCTGTACGGCCTCGGTGGTGGCAATGATCCGAATGGACTTGCTATTCTTGTACCTGACGATCCTACCACTGGAGCACTCGCTGGTGTTGATCGTGCGACTGAAGTACAGTGGAGGCCGTCTAGCTACGACTTCGCAGGTACTCTCAACGCAACGAACATCGAAGAAGCATACGACGATGTTCTGCTCGACCTCAAGCAAGGCACAGAGCGTCCTAAAGTTATCATTGCAGGACGCAATCACTATCGCCTGTATCGTGCTGCGGTTCGTGCGAAGCTCACCATCCCGCTCACCAACACGAGCGCGGGCAAGCGTATGATGGACTTGGGCTTCGATGGTGTCAGTCACAACGGTGTGCCGATCATCTACGATGAGAGTTGCCCGGTTGATCGTGCATACTTCATCAATGACACCTACATGCGCCTTCATATCCTCGGTGACAACAACATGAAGAATGTTGACCTCACTGCACCGTGGACAATCGACGGCTACGGTCAGCGTGTCATCACTCAGTGTCAGTTCTGCACGTGGAAGCAGTACCGCACACACGCAGTCGTCAACGACTAGTCTAGTCACTTATACGCTGTATAGCAGGAGTTACCAATGGCAAGCGAACCTACACCTGTCGTTAGCTTCAATGAGCGACCAATGCAGGCACTCACTATGGATGAGCACCGCAAGGCTGTGCCTGCATACACTGTCGAACCGATGAAGCGTAAGACAGTGGTCAATCGCACCGTGAAGGATGAGATTGGCTTCCGTGTCGTACCGACAGAGATTGAAGTCGAAGGCTACATGGTTCGCACGCTGCGTGGTGATAGTGTGTTCCTCAAACACGATGACATCGTGAGGATGAAGTTAGATCGTAACCTTGTACCTTTGTTGTATGAAGGTGGCGACGATACACCAGTTGGAATGCAGCCTGTGAATGCTGCATTGTCGAGTAAACAGAAACAAGCTCTCGACCTTGTGACGCAGCTTCTAGAGAGCGACCCTAGTATGGTCGAGAAGTTGCTTGCAGCTAGAGAGCAACCGCAAGAGGATAAGTAAATGACGGTACAAGCTGCTGTTCCTGCAATGCGTCGTATCAATCACCGTGTAGCAGACTTGCACTACGCGGCTGATGTTGGTATCGACGGTCTGTGCACTGTTGACATTCCTGCACTCGTTGCAGCGAATGCAACTGCTATCATCAACGCTCAGTCGATTGCTGCTGCTGGCTCTGTTGCGCCATCGGTGCTGTTTACTGATCTACTCATGGGCCGTTATGGTCGCAATCTGACGGTCGTTGCGAGTGGTGCTGCTACTAGCAACGTCACCATCACAGGTTACGACTATCTCGGTCAGACGATCAAAGAGAGCTTCACTCTCGCCGGTGCTGCACCTGTAGTCGGCAAGAAGATGTACAAGGACGTTTCTCTTGTCACCTTCGGCCTCACTGCTGGTACTACGATCAACGTCGGTGTTGGTGCTGTGTTGGGTGTGCCTTACAAAGTACTGCATACCAGTCTCATCGGTGAGTTGACTAGCGATGTGACTGCTGCAGCTGGTGCACTCGTTGCTGGTGTACCTGTGCAGACGCTCACTAGCGGTGATCCGCGTGGTCAGTACACGCCTGCAGCGGCACCTGATGGTACGCGTTGGTATCGCTTCACATGCGTCGTAGATCGCAACAACCTGCACGGTAGCGCGCACGTTGTTGCATAGTAGTTGTCTCACGCCGTACTCGTGATGGGGTTCGGTGGGACAGAGTGGCCTGCGTGTGTCTCGACGCGCACGCAGGCTGCTTGTCCTGTTGTATCTAGGGGACGACGATGATCACATTCGGACAGATCATTACGAAGGTGTTGCAACGACTTGCACTCGTTGAAGGGCTTGATGCACAGATATACGCAGAGCCACGTATTCAGTTGGCTGTACAGCACAAGTTCGATTTGTTGTTTAGAGAGTTCTGGCTACCAGAGTATACAACTATTCAAGAAGAATACACACTCGACGGCGTGACAGGACAAGTCACAGGCGACCTCACAAACAAACTCAATGATTGGCGTGATCTACACTCTGTCATGTGGGAAGGCTCACATAAGCCACTACCACGTGCACCACTCAATGTGCGTGATACAGACATCAGCTATCCGAGTATCAGGCAGCAAGCTACAAATGCTTCAAAGATGTTCAAGATACTACCAACTACAACGACAGGTAAGGTGTGGGTGACATATCGCACGAAGCCTGCAGACTTTGAAGATGATGCTGATCCTATATACATGGACACGCAGTTGTTGCTACTCGGCACGTGTTGGGACGTGTTAGAAGACGATGGCACCAATCCGGGTGCGAGTGATAAGTTCCGCACGCTATTCCAAGATGCACTCAGTCAGTTCAACAGACAAGGACACAACATACCACTAGATACCATCCCTGCTGCACGCTCAACTACTAATCGGTGGACGTAGTACGATGGTACAAATGTTGACACGTTCGTTGAAGCCACTCGGCAGGCCGAAGCAGGCACGACCAACCGCCAAGCTGCACAACACAACGATTAGAGACTTCGGCGGCGGTTTGAACGTTGTTGACAGCGAACAGAATTTGACGAGTAAGTTCTCTCCTATCTTCGATAACATGGTCACTTACACAGATAGGCGAGCAGGGCCACGTTACGGCTACGAGATGTGGCTCAAGTTGAAGACTGGTGAAGTGAGCAGTGGTAGTGTGACTATTACAGTCGCCACCACAGTCCAATCACGCATCGTTGCAATCAACTGGGTAGCACACCCGTTCACAGGCAGTGGCTTCGAGCACATCACTATCAGTGGTTGGGATACTACGTTCCAAGACATTGTGCCAGAGATGATGAACCGCACGCACGGTATTAGGCGTGTGATTGATGTCAACACATTTGAGATTGTGCTTACCAACTCCGCAACTGGCACAGGCACTAGTCCATCAGACACGATCAACTGGACACGTGACACACATATGCTAGGCGGTGAGCCTATCGAAGCGAAGTACTTTGCTAACTACGTGGTGCTGTGGTCTAGTGTCGGTGAGATACTAATCATCGACAGGTTCAAAGGTATACAGCGTATATGGTCACAAGCTGTTGCATTCTCACTCGCAGCCAACCCGATTGGATGGACACACACTGAGTTGATCGCTAGTGACATCTTCGGCAAGGAGTTGATCTGCAGCAATGGTAGAGACAAGCCACTCGCACTAGACTTCACACGTGATGTGGGTCAGTGGGTGTTGTATCTAGTAGACCCTGGCAACGTCAGTAGCAACGACAAGGTGCCAGCCTTCGACGCATGTAAGTCGGCATTCAGGTTCTTCACTATACACGATACAGAGCCTGCAACACTGCCAGAGCACGCAACAGAAATACGCATCGCTGCTAAGGACACCGCTATGGTGTTCAGCGATGCACCTGATCCTGCTGACGCTGTTGACATCAACATGAGTAAGATCACTGCTAGCCCTGAGCAGACAGTGAGAGCGTTCGCAGTCATCAAGGATGCACTACTAGTCATCACGCCGACTGCAACGACGATGATGAAGTACAACATCTACACCACTGATGGTCAACACGATCCACAGCCAGTCGATACACTCAATGGCTTCGGTACGAGTGCACCGCGTACAGTCGTTGAGATTGGTAGTGACGTGTTCATGGTTGACTACAACGGTGTTCCGTCTGCCAAGCTGTCATCAGTTAGCAATGCCATCGTACCTGAGCGCGTGAGCAACTACGTCGAGACGATGTTCAGCAAGCACATCGGTCACATGCGTAAGGAGACAATGAGGCTGAAGGCGTTCGGCTTCTATGACAGCAAGAACAAGAGTGTACATTTCTACCTGCCGAAGTTCGATACACAGGATACACACATACTAGTCAACGATCCATTCTTCTTCGACAGAGACATGATGACAAATGAGTACACCAAGCGTGCGCTCATTATGCGTGCTGATGATCATCAACTAGAACAAGGCGACATCATCAACGTCACAGGAGCGATAGGCTTTGGTACTCTCAACGCTGCAGACATCAACGGCGAACGTACTATCTTAGGTGTGCTGAATGAGAACTACTTACTCATATCTATTGGAGCAGACTTGCCCGCATCATTGCCAGAGACAAGCATCAGTGGTGGTGGCAACAACGTCATCTTCCAACCAATCATCGACGGCACCATTGGCTACATCTATCACTACGTGCCACAGTTGAAACTGTTCGCATGGTCACGGTTCAAGACTAAAGAACATCTCAAGTTCAACTGTGGGTGTGGCACACTAGAAGGCCGCGCGTTCCTCTTTACACCTGACGGCTACATGATGCGCTATGGCTCACCTGATCACCAAGTGCATGCTGACTGGTACGGCATGTATGATCACGCAGCGTGGGTTAGTGGGCAAGCGTACACAGTGGGTGAACGTGTATACGACGCGACTGATGGGCTTGTATATAAGTGCTTGGTAGATGTCACAACGACTGCGGCTGACTTCAAGACTGCACGTGCGCAAGAGCCTGATAGTTGGGAGGAATACAAAGGCGAGCCGATTGACTTTGCGTGGGAGTTGCCTTGGTCTGACTTCGGTGCTCGACAGTCTGTTAAAGGTCTACGCTTCGCACACATAGACGCGAACGGTGATGCACAGTTCACACTCAGTCTGTTCGCTGACAACATCTACCGAGATGCGGCAACGGGACAACTGACACCAGCTAGACAACTTACCTTTGTGCCTAATGAGGCTGCTGCTTACGGCACTGGCATACAAGTGTACGGTGCTGGTAGACGTACACGCGAGCAGAAACTGTGGCAGATGCCTATGCACCTGAAGCTACTCAAGCCACGCATCAGTGGTAGTAGCACTGGCCCATTGAGCATCAACGCAATGAGTTTCATGTATCATCGAGGCAGTATGGTGCGAGGATGACTTATACACCGTATAGCTACTTGACAGATGACAACTTTCATGCTATAAAATCTTCACTTCGCGCAGCGATACAACAAGCGCACGTCTGGCTGCATCGCCGTTGCAAATTGGTGGCACGGCGATGGTAGCTAACATTCGTGGTTATACTCCTAACTACGATTTCAAGCTCATCAACTTCGACACACCGCGTTGGCATACTCTTGAGTATGACAACTGGAGTAAGCTAGATGCATTGCTTACACAGACAGGTGTGCCGAACTTCCGCGGTGAGTGGATACACTCTACACTATACAACATCGGTGATCGTGTACAGGATGGTGAAGAAGGTCATCTCTACCGTGCACTAGTACAACATTCAAGCGCACCATCTGGCACATTCGCTGACGAACGAGCAGCGCACCCGGAGTACTGGGTCATTGTCATACCCGGTGTGCCTATCTACATAGGTGAGTGGGGTAGCAGTCAGACATACGCACAAGGTGACATTGTATTCATTGACTACGACTACTTCCTCTGTGTGGGTCCGCACTTCTCCACTGCTACATTCGACCCTCTCTATTGGCAACAGATATTCAGCGCAGAGAGCATCGTGTTGGATGCACAAACTGCTGCGTCTGCTGCTGAAGCGTCTGCTGCTGCTGCTGCTGTATCCGAGACGAACGCTGCTGCAAGCGCTGCCGCTGCTGCTGTTGACGCTGATGATGCTGCTCTGAGTGCTGAAGCATCTGCTGCCGCGCAGGGCGCATTCAAGTGGAACTATGATAGTGCTACTGCTGCAGTTGATCCTGGCACTGGTGATGTACGCTTCAACAGTGCATTCTTGCCGTCAGCTACCGTAATGATGATCAGCAGTAGCACGATGGATACTGGCAATCCTGATGTGTCTGACTGGATTGCCACGTGGGATGATAGCACTAATCCAAATATACGCGGCACTGTGTATGTGCGTAAGGTAGGCGCACCGCAGAACTTCTTCGTTGCTAACATCACAGGTGTAGTGCAAGACCTTGGAACTTGGTTGCAAATGCCTATCACACCGATCGCATTCGGTGGTGCTATCAACAACAATGATGATGTGACTATTGCATATGCACGTGCAGGTGATCGCGGAGCTAGCGGTCCCGGTGGCGGTGATATGCTTAGTACTAATAACTTGAGCGACGTTGATGACGCAGTATCAGCCGCAGCCAACTTGGGCCTTGGTACTACTAGTGTACCGACATTCGCACAGATCAACCTCAACAACTTGCCAACGATTGCGACGCATGTAGCGACGAAGCAGTATGTTGACGACCTTCCTGACCCACCACAGCCACTGTACATCAGCGACACACCGCCAGTTGGCGCAAGTGACAATGCGATGTGGTGGGACAGTGATGCTGGTGTTCTATACGTCCGTTACAACGATGGTGATAGCTCTCAGTGGGTATCAGCAACAGCCGTACCTGTGATTGACACATCGTCGTTCGTAGTGAAGACCGGCGACACGATGGCAGGTGCGCTTGTATTGCCGAGTGATCCAGCTAATCCACTAGAGGCTAGTACTAAGCAATACGTCGATGCTGCAGAGACTAATGCAAACCAATACACCGATGGCTTGATTACTAGTATACAAGCTAGCGTGCGCATGACAGCACGTAATCGTGTTGTCAATGGTGATATGTTCATCTCTCAAGAGAATGGTGACGCTGCAGGGACTACAGCAAACTACTACATGGCAGACCAATGGGCAACGTCTTTTTCTATTAGTGGCGTTGGTGCTGTATCAAGTAAGAGACAAGCAACAATCACGCCGAAAGGTAGTCTCTACCGCGCACGTATCACTATCACGACAGCTATACCAGCGCCAGTTTCGACAGACTACATATTCTTCACACAAGCCGTTGAAGGTTTTAGATTTGCTGACTTCAAGTTCGGCAGTGCTTCAGCTAGACGCATCATTGTGCGCTTCGGCTGGCGTAGTCCTGCTGGCACGTACTCATTAGCAATCAGGAATAGTGATGCTACTCGCACATTCCTTGCAAACTTCACGATCCCTGTGGAGCAGGCTAACAATGACACAGAGCAAGTCATTCTAATTCCCGGCGATGTGACAGGAACGTGGACGTATAGCAATACGACTGGTATGACGCTGTGCTTCGCTATACTCACGAACGCAGACCTTAATGGTGTAGCAGGTTGGAATGCTGGCAACAAAATCGGCACATCTGCTAACACTAACGGTGCAGCAGTCATAAACAACACGTTTGATCTGTTCGATGTCGGCATGTATCTTGATCTAGATGGATCAGGTATTCCTCCACATTGGGAACGGCCTGAGTACACTCAAGAGATAGTGTTGTGTCGGCGGTATTGGCGTCTAAATGATGACTTCCGAACGACGTTCGTAGGAAGTACGACTGCTATACGTGCGATCATGCCGATAGAGCCGTATATGAGAACTAGCCCTGCTGTGTCTATAAGAAATGGAACAGGTGGCATTCATGTATGGAGCGCGGCTCTAGTAGACTTAATAGCAATCACGGCAAACAACAGTCAACCGCACCTACTCGATATAAGTGGAACTGGCAGTCTAGCACACTCAAACGCGCTTGCTTCAAGTATCACATTAGGCGTACTAAACGTCAGTGCGAGGTTGTAGCCATGCCATATGTATCTGCATACTACGCACCAACTACTAACCTAACACCTGACATGCCTCAGCCGAAGGACGGTGAGCGTCCTGTCATCGCTGTAGATGATCAAGGTGTTGAGTGGCATCTTACTGAAGACAGTACAGTAGGCGATTGGCTACGCTACATCGAAGACGGTGGACAGATACAACAGTCGGTGGATAGCTGACATGGGCATCAACTTCCCAAACACTCCTGCACTCGATCAGCTTCACCCTGTTCCTGCCATCCCAGGCATTCCACAGTACAAGTGGAACGGTGAAGTGTGGGTAGCACAGCCGTCAACTACAGCGCAGTATGTGCAGATCACCGGCGACACGATGACAGGTCCGCTGTCGTTGGAAGATGCGCCGACGCAGCCATTACACGCAACGAATAAGCAGTATGTAGATGCGAATGCATCTAGTGCAGACAAGGTTAACCGTAGTGGCGACACTATGGAAGGTAGTCTTAATCTGCTTGGAGGTAATCGCGTCATTTATGAAGCTACTAACACTGGTTTCTTCATCGACACGGTTGGAGGTCCAAATAGAGTATTCTTAGGTACGTGGGGAGCAGTTGACGCATTCGCTATTCTAACAAATGTACATGGCGAAGTGATGAAGCTCGATGTTCCTACAGGCATCATCAACTTCACACTAGGAGGAACTGTTCCTAACGTCGCTACAGGCAGCAGCACGAAGATTGCGAACACTGAATATGTAGAACGACGTGCTAGTGAGTGGGCGCTAGCGTATGCTAATCAAAAGGTCGCCAAAGCTGGCGATACTATGACCGGCAACCTAGTGACAGCAAGTAATATCAACATCATTGCGTATGGTGCTGGCACAGGTGCGATTGAAGTATTCAGTCCTTATTCTAACGCATCAATATCATTTCACATGTCGGGCCAGTTCGGTGGCAACTTCGGCATGGCTAGCAATGGTAATATGTACTTCGGTGGCTGGTCACATGGCGGTGTTGCTTATCAACTTTGGTCTAATCGTGATTTCAGTGCTCCTATGACGAATGTGCGCTTCGCGTATGTAGGTGACTACCAATACACAGCAGGTCTAGTTGAAGGTTACGGCCCTTCTGCATGTGTTACGGGTCTTAGCGGTTATCAGCAAGGCCCATATGGGCGTCATCGACAATGCCAAGTGCTTGTTGGCGGTGGTTGGTATAATGCTGGTTCTGCGTAAGTAGGCAAGGATACGTACACACATGAACATCATAGACCACGGCAAGTGGATACCGTATACGCCTATACCGCATCCTGCTAACTTGCCTAAGAACATCGCGTTTGCGAAGCGCGAGAGCGATGGTGTTGATTGGTATGAGTATATCTATCATGAAGTTACAGCACAGCCTATAGGTGTTGGTGAACACGGTGTGCCGGTGTATCCACCCGGTCCTACCAAGTATACAACAGTAAGAGACTTCCTCAAGAGCGAAGCAACTGTGAAGTGTGCTGCGTTGTTCTGGCCTGTACATAATGCATACATCGTTGGCGCTGCTAGCTTTGATGTAACACAGATATTCCCAGTTAATCAGTATGCATTCGTGATTGAGGGCTACACAGGCACCGATCCGCAGACAGACTTCGGTGGTAAGGTGTATGATCCTGTTGCACTCACACTTGCTGATGCACCTATCTTGCCACCACTAGCTGACCCTAATGCACGGCTTGATGCAGGTGTAGCAGCAGCGTTGGATGTTGCTATAGCTGTTAAGTTAGCAATGCAAAATCTACCTGATAACTTCACTGCTGCTAACTTCACAGCTATGAAGATACAACTTGATGCGCTGACTGAAGCGTTTGCTGCGATGATGCAAGCATTAGTACAACCATCACCACCACCGTCACCACCGCCACCACCATGATCGAAGCTATCGTCGTCGCAGCGGCGCAACAGTATATCGTACTACAGACACTAGATGGGCGCACTATGTATGTCAATCCGCGGCACATCGTTAGCACTAGTCAAGCGAAGGGTAAGTTGGTGGTAGATGCTGTGCAGTGTGTTATCTATACTACCGATGGTAGGATCATCACAGTGAGTGAGACATGTAACAGCGTCAAGGCGCGTATAGAACAACTCAAATAGGGATGTGATGCGTATCGCTCTAGTACTTGCTGCGTGCTTACTACTAAGCGGTTGTCAGATAACAGGCGGTAGATGGGTAGTTGATGATGTAAGTCGTAAGTGCCGTGGTGGTGTGATCAACACTGAGAAGCGTATCACTGATACGTACATCACTGGCCGCGTTAGGAATACGACTATCAGAACCGATGCGTGTTTGGATTAGCAGATGAAAGTAGAAGAACTACACACACCACTACACGGCGTCGATGTTGCTGAGCTAGCTCAACATCATCACGACGAATTTGGCGGTAGCCGTGAGTTTAGCAGAGAAGCAGTAAGCCGTGCATGTTTCAACTGCATACTAGACAGACAACGTGAACAGGTCAACTGCTGGGTAGTCTACGATGATGCAGATATACCTGTTGGCTACTTCGCTGGCACTATTCATCGCAGCTTCTACAGTGATCGGCTGTATGCTGTACAAGAGATGTGGTACGTGTTGCCAAGAGTTAGAGGCACTAGAGCGGCAATCGAATTACTGGTACAATTTGAGCGTTGGGCTAACAATCACGGCGTTGAGCGTATCTATACACAAGTCGAGCATGATGACGATGGTGATGTAGTCGAGCGCGTGTTTAAGCTGATGAATAAGTTAGGTTATAAACGACAAGGCTATATCGCTGTGAAAGTGACTAACAACAAGCCAAACACTAAGCACGAGGACAAAGACAATGATCGCTCCACACATCGCGGCGTGGGCGCTATCGAAGCGCAACAGTAAAGAAGGTGTGGCTGCGGTTGTTGCCACTCCTATTCACAGTGTGCAGAAGCCTAAGAAGAAGCGCGTTGAGAACGAACGTGTGCTAGAGACAAAGGGTGGAGGTGGTTACGTTCCACCGCCGCAACCTAGTCCGCGTGAGCTAGCTGAAGCACGCGATTGGGAAGCACGGCAAGAGTACGAACGTGAACAGCGTAGAGCTGATGCACTCAAAGAACAACAGCGCATTGAGAAAGAAGCCAGCGATGCTGCATGGAACTCTAGCAAGGGTGCAGCATACACAGGCGCACTGACAGGCGGTACGAGCAGACTGAAGTCGCTGGGCATTGAAGCTGGTGATCCATACGGTGTATATGCAGACTTCACCAATCGCCTCAACACAGCCAATGCAAGCCTGCAACCCGGTGCGGACTACAGCAGCGCATTCGCACCTACTATCCTTGATGAGATACTAGGTGGCGCACGCAGTGGTCAGCGTAACAAGTACAAGACTGCGTTTGAGGGTCAGATTGATCCTTACTACGCAGAGGACAGGTTCGGTAGTACTGCAGATGATGCGATCTTGAATGCAATTCTAGAAGACCAATACGGCACGGCTGCTGCTGATCTAGCTGCTGCGCGTGATCGTGGTCAGGCTAGCAACATCGTCTACGACAGGGCGTTGAAAGACCTCAGTACTGCGCGTGCAACAGCCAACACCGACTTGCAGAACATCGGCGGTGGTGTGCTATCTGACATCGTTGGTGACATCGGTAGCCGTAGACAGAGTGCACTCGACAGTGCTGCTGCATGGGACTTCGGTTCTACCTACGATCCTAGCAGAGAAGCAGATCGCATTCGTAGCTACGCAGACGAACGTGGTGCAGGGCTTGAAGGTGCTATCCGTGGTGCAGTCGGTGGTCGTGAGTTCTTTGATGTCAACTCACTACTCGGCAAAGCTTCGGCACGTGCTGGCAACCAGACTACGCCAACCACTACAGGCAGTGCTCTGTTCGACACGTTCAAGAATGAAGCCACTAAGACTAGCGACAACGTGAAGACTACCGAAGGCATCTTCTAGCACACGTGTAGTAGTCTAGAGGAATAGACCAATGATGGACTTTGGCTTGGGTGGCTTGTTCGCTGCTGGCGGTAACATCGCCGGGGCAATGATCAACGCTGAAGAAGAAGCTAAGACGCGCGACATGAACTGGGCAATCGCTGTCTGGAACATGCAGCAGCGTGAGCGTGAGCGTAATGAAGCCATCGCTATGTCTAACAAGCTGCGTGGTGAGCAGAAGTTAGGCACGACTGATATACGTGGTACGCGGACTAAGTTTGTGCCCGGTCAAGGGTGGGTTGTAACAGGCTCACCCGAATTGCTTGAGATGATGAAGCTGCAAGACGCAGAGCAGCGTAAGGTGCTGACTGAAGACTTGCCACTGCGTCGCAATGTGATGAAGCGCAACTACACGCGCGGGTTGGAGGAAGAAGCACTAGCTGATACGTTTAGACGACAGTTGATGAACAAAGCACCTGTAGATGATGACGCTTATGCTGCAGACTTGTATCAAGCTATGGCAGGCGGTTTGCGTGAGGCTAGTGGTGACGCTGGTCGTCGTGTGTTCACACAAGCTATGCGCACTGGTCAGAACAGCAACTTTGGTGACATAGCCACAGGTCTACAGCGCGCAGACAACGCAGCATACTCGAATGCAGCATTGCAGGCGAAGCTGATGTCAGAAGGTCATGCAGACAAGAAGGCTGGCGAGAGACAGAATAGACTTGCTAATCTGTACAACCTGTTCGCTACACGTGCACAGCAACTGCCAGAGACGAACTACAAGCCACAGACCATTGACGCGCAAGGCAATGTGAGTGATGCAACTAAGCAGGCGATGGCTGCTGGCGAGTTGTCAACTAAGATGGCTGCTATGAAGGGCGGTGAGCTTGACTATCTCTCACCAAACATGGCGTTCGGCAACGGCATCTCTGCTGCTGGTACATCATTGGGTAGCATGTTCGGTGCAATGGGTGCTAAGAACGCATACAACAACCGCGGACAGCAACAGACTGCAGGCGTGCAGAGCTTCGGTGCTACAGGTGGTAGCGGTGGTTACGGTGATATGTACCTTAGCGGTCAACACGATAACGTCTGGTCGTAGGTGAACAATGGCACGTGTTATCCCGTCAGGTTCAAAGGACGAGACTGGACAGAACGCTAGACAAACTGCTGCTGCCTTCGAGGCGCTGCGTCGGTTGTATATATCGTTGATGGCGCGGCGTGAGGAACAAGAGCGCAACGAACAGATGCGTCTGCAGATGTTGGGCTTGCAGCAGCAACACCAGATCGGCATGCAAGAGCGCAGTCAGCAACATGCGTATGATCTTGAGGATTACAGGTATGGTGGTGGTCGCAATGGTGCTGGTGGTCCTAATCTACTAGGCCCCGGTGCACAAGGTCTGCCTGCCCCAGCTACTCCTACTACTGCTAAGCCTGCTGCAGCTAAGCCACCTGTGTTCACGCCTAACATGATACCGGGCAGTGTTGCACCACTTACACCCGGCGATCAGTTCAAGGGTGCACAGCAGCAACCAACTATAGGCCCTAATCCAGATAAGTTCTCTGCACTCACTGGCGTCGATGCTATGGCGAGTGCAGACACAGAGGCATTCAGTGCACAGTCGAAGCCTGCTGCGCCTGCTCCTACTAAGAACCAGACAGGTGTCAAGTCACCACTACCGAAGGAGACATCGAGCCGTACACGTCAACGTCCACAGCGTGATGCGTATCTGCCAATCGACCCGCAGTGGCTTGGCTACATGGCACAGAAGGAGAAGGAGTACGGTCTACCACAGGGTATGCTGATTACACTCTATGGCATGGAGAATGGTGGTGGTCGTAGTGTAGGCAGGAACCCTAAGAGCACTGCAACAGGGTTGTTCCAGTTCACTGCTGACTTGCGCAAGGAACACGGCATCAGTGATCAGGACACTACCAATCCTGCTATCATGATTGACAAAGCAGCAGCCAATCTGCAACGCAATCACGAAGTGCTCAAGTCGAAGTTCGGTGTCAGTCTACCTACTACACCCGAAGCTATCCCTGTGTGGTCACTACTACATCAGTTCGGTGCAGGCAACGGACCACGCATCGTGAAGGCGTTGGCCGATGGTCATGACACGCCAATGATGCAGGTGATGATACCAAGTAAGAACAACTACCAGACACTTGTCAACAACGGCATCGACCCGATGACGAGTGTAAAGAACTTCGTTAGTCAGCACACACAGAAGGCACGCAACTGGTTTCACTCTAGTATACAGCAGTTCCAAAATCCTAACGCACAACAGCCGCAGCAGCAAGTACAACGTCCTCCTGCAGACATTCAAGATGGTGGACGTGGTTCTAATCCACGATTGATTAGAGCGATCAGTGGCGGTGCGTCACTTGCACTGCCTGATGGCTACTCACTGCGTCAGACATCAGGGCACAGGCCGGGTGATAGTGGCTATCATGGTAGACGTGAGGCTGCTGACTTCCAGATCGTCACACCTGACGGCAGGGCGATACCGAATAGGGGTGAGGATACGACTGGGTTGTACACACGTCTAGCACGTGGCGTGAAGACATGGATCGCTGAGAATGATCCAGGGTTCCAAGTCAACTACGGCGGTGCACACGGTACACAGAAGCGCGGTGGTGGTGTACCTGACTTGATGCACTACGACACTGGACGTGATCGTGGCAACATGCGTCCTGATGTGCGTATGTCTCGGTTGCCGTTGTTGAGTGACGAAGAACGCAACGCGCCTGTGCAACAGGCATCAGCACAAGCGCCTGCTCCTGTGCCACAGGTACAAGCATTGCCACAGGTACAAGCACAAGCACCTGATGCTAGTACAGTAGCAGCAACACTGCCGTCGCGTGGTGGTAAGGTGATTGGCAACACTGCGGCGTTCGAGAAGCAGTACGGTGTACAACCACAGCCGTCTATTGCATCGCTTGACATCTTCAGCCCGACACTTGCAGCTAATCAGCCAACGCAGCAACAGCCACCCACGTCTATCACGCCGAAGTCGAGCACACTGAGTGCACGGAGTGATCTAGAGTACGGTGCACAGCCTACTACTGCTGATGTGCCTGCTCCTATCGAACCGCAGCAGAGTACATTGAGTGCTCGTAGTGATCTTGACTACGGTGGACAAGCACCTGAGCAAGTGCCACTGCCCCCTGAGCGGCCTACTGACGTGCCACAGCAGAAGCAACCACCACCTAGTGAAGACTATGATCTGCGTGATGACATGCAGACAGAGTTCACTGTCAGTGCGCGTGAAGGCTCACCGAATGTAGACGTTGCGGTTGATCAAGCACTAGCCGATCTACGTGGTGACATCAACACACGCAACTTTCCAACACTACCGACGCCGGGTGTTGTAGCTAAGCAAGACCTACCACCTGAATTGACGCCGCCTGCTGCACCTATACAGTGGCCTCCTGCTTCACCCGCTGCACCTAGCGCAGTAGCACGTGCACCTGTGCCGCAGGAGTTTGCATCTGTTGACAGAGGACAACGACCTGTAGCAGCGCCGCCTGATGTGAGTGCTAGCAGTGCTCAACCTGCAGCACCTACACGTGTGCCGGGTCAGAGCATTGTGAATGCTATCTACTCGCGTCTACCTAACCTGTCTACTGCTGAGCAACAAGGTAACAAAGGCACACCGCCGCAGTTGCCCAACATGCCACCGCCGTCAGCACTCATGCCCAGCTTGCCGCCTATGCCACAAGGCATGTCACTTGAAGGTGTAGGTGAGTGGTTGAAGCAGAACTTCGGTCCCGGTGGTGCACCGCCTGCACAGCGTGAGTTCAACACGAAGCTGCAAGATGCTGTGCGACAGAAGTTCGGTGATGTGCGTGGTGCTGTGAGTGGCTTCGATCCGATGGCGTTCATTGAGAAGCTGCGCTATGGGCCTAAGAGTGTGAAGACTACTACCATCGGCCCACCGCAAGCTGCACCACAGAAAGCACCAGCACGCACGATGCCGGGTGGTACACCTTATGTACCTGATCAACCGCCGCTACAGCTTGTGCCTCCCAAGGGTGGGCCTACCAACTCCACATTGAGTGGTGGTGGTACGAGTGCTAGTGCTGTGCCTCTACCTGGCGGTAGTGGTGGTACTATGGTCAAGATGCCTGACGGGCGCATCATGGAGCGTCGTGTTGTCAACGGTGTACCACAGTTCGTTGTACCGAATGCACCCGAAGAAGTGACCGCTGAGCAGTAATATGTCAGACGGTTATACAGCGTATAGCAAAGACGAGTTCATCAGCAAGTTCGGCTACGATCCCGATGCTGTTGGTGAGCCTGTTGCTGCTGGTGGCGGTTCACCTATCGCCAATCATTTGAAAGCTGCAGCAGTCGGTGCGATGACGATACCGACTGATTTCCTCAACTTCGGTCCTACTGTTGTCAAAGGTGGCTTGGCGCTCTACGATGCATATGCCAACGATACTAAGTTCGTTGATGAGTTCCAGAAGCGCATCCAAGTTGAAGGTGCTAAGGACAACGTACAGAAGCATCTGCAAGACGTGGTGACATCATGGAAGCAACGTGATCCTAGTCTGACGCCTGAACAACTTGAAGCTGGTATCACTGAGTACCAGAAGTCGAAGCAGTTTGAAGACTTCACCACTGAGCAACTGAGCGGTCCTGCGTATGCAGCAGCCAAGTGGCGTGACACGAGTAGACGCCTACTAGGTGATGAGCGCACAGAGGATCAACGCAGTTGGACTGAGGGTGCTGCAGAGGTACTAGGTGGTGCATTGATAGGTGCGCGTGCTGGACCTGTTGTAGCAGGTGCGCAGGCTATCTCACGCCTCGGCCCTGCTGCTGCTAGAGTTGTAGCCAATCCTGTAGTACGCGGTGCTGTGCGTGTAGGTGAAGCTGTCACACCACTCACCATACCCTACACAGGTACGAACGTTGCAATCAACGCTGCTGCTGGCATCGGTATAGATCAGGCGGTGCGCTATGCGCAGGGTAAGCCTACTGCATTCACACCTACTGATGAAGACAGCGCAGGTATTGCGTCACTAGCAGGCACTAGTGCTGTTGTTGCAGGCGCTGCAGCGTTCGTAGCTGCTGTACGTGGTAGAACTAGACAAGCACTACAACAAAGTCAGACTGAGGTAGCACTACAAGCCAATCCACAGTTGAACTACAGAGTTGAGCTTGATCCACAGACAGGCCAATCGTTTATACGTGGTGGTGCACCACAGCAGCTAGGCCCATCGTCCGAGCTAGAGGAGACATCGAATAGAAGCCTGTTCGGTCGCGTGCAAGGTTGGCGTCGTAGTGCACGTGACAGGTTGATTGATCAATCCGCACACCCCAATGCGATGATCAGGGATATACACGGTGGTGAGGTAGCGAGAGAAGCTGAGAACTTGTACACTCGTAACACCGGCGCAGTGTTAACTGATCGCATTGCATCTGACACTATTACCATCGACGGTCCAGTGCGTGATGCATGGACAGCTATGACGCCTGAGAAGCAACGTGCTGTTGCCAATGCACACTGGATGACATCATACGGGTCAGACATCTTGACGACGATGGATGACCTACGTACTAGGATCAACGATCTACAGACACAGATCACCAATCCACGCACGCAGCAGTCATCTATCAACACACTACAAAACCAAGTTGCAGAGTTGCAGACTAGTCTGCGCAGGCTGACGAACGATGATCCAGATGCACGTATGCGTGTGCCTGCTATCAGCCAGAACACCGTGTTCTCAACACGCAATGCATTCCTAGCTGACACTGATCCACAGGTGACTGCATACAAGAACGCAGTTAGAAATCGCAATCGCATACTGCTCGACATGCAAGTGGCTAGCGGCAGGCTGTCACGTGCGACTGCGGATGAGTGGCACCGACGCAATCCCTACTACGTGCAGGCAGTCAACGATCCACACAACAACTTGACAGGTTGGGCACGTACGCTGGCTAAGTGGCGTGGCTCTGTACGTGCTGCACAGACTAGAGCTAGTGAAGGCTCTGCAGCAGGTACACTGCGTGAAGGGCCACTGCGTAGTCTAGACAAGAACCCTGCAGCAGTACAGGGCATAGGTGCACCTGAGACACGCATCACGCATCCAATGGAGCCGATGAGTGCATCGCAAGAGTACACCATACGCACACTGCGAGAGGTCGCACACACACTGCCACGCAATGAGTACATCAGGCTGTTGACACAAGACCCTGCAGGCAATCCGTCTGCGCTTGTGGTTGATGGCCGTATACGCGGTGTGCAGAGTGGACCGGGTAGGTACTGGTTTACGTCTTCACAGTTGAACTCACCGCAGTTCAGACACCTGAAGGATAGAACAGATGTAGCGATAGAGTGGCAGAACGGTCAAGCACGTGTGTGGGAGTTTGGTGATCCTGAAGTGACACGTGCACTGCGCATGGAGCCTGTGCAGTTGTCAGGCTTGATGAAGACTGCGACTGCAATCACTAACTGGTTCAAGTTCTTCACCACCGGCAAAGGCAACGCAGCGTTCGCACCTGTCAACGGTTACTACAACACAGCGATTGCGATGCTCACGCATAGAGCAGACAGAGCATTCGGGCCTCTATCGTATGCAGCGCACCGCGTGTTGCCAGAGCGTGCAGCTAGAGTGCTAGGTGTAGTACCTGATGTCACGTCGATTGCAGCGATGCCTTACTACGCAGTCAAGAACTTGATCCAACTGCAGACACACTTCTTGACAAGGCCACTAGCACGGCAGTTGGCACAGAACGTTGTACCGTTTCAGGCGTTGCAGTCTGTAGTCGGTCAGCGCATGTTCAACAGCATGGTCAATGTGGCTAGCCGTGTTGCACTGTGGGCTGATCAATCACCGGCTGTGGTACTACGCCGCGGTGGTGCTGGTCACGGTGTGCAGTCGATTGACAACATACCACGCATACGTGACAGCTTCACTTCGATCAAAGAGAACGTGCCCGCGCCGTTGCGCTACGCGTGGCAGTTCTACACCGATGTGCTCGACAGCTTCCATCTCTCTGACAAGGCACAGTACTTCACACAGAACCACGCACTCATGGCAAGGAGACATGGTGGCAACATACCACAGCGCGATCTAGAACGCCTGATTGACGAGACACGCAACATCGCCGGCGATATGTCACTCGTACCAGCTAGCAAGCTGATGCAAGACATTGAACGAGTGGTACCGTATATGACGCAGACCAAGCTGGGTGCTTACCACTTGGCACGCAACATGTTCGGCAGGGATACTGCGCAGTACGTGCTGCCACGCATGATGATTGCCATGTATGCAGTCGGTCAGTCGTACTACTTCATGACGCACTGGAACACTGAGAGCAGGGACAAGCTGTGGCGACAGACACCTGAGTATGATCGCTATCGCTTTGTCTACATACCCACTCCACAACTGGTGCTGGCGTGGGGTAGGGGTGAGAACCCTGCATACAGCGATGACTTAGTGTACAAGGTGCGCATACCACCTGACATCGCAGGCATCGTAGCTGGTACGACTGCGTTCATGCAGATGATCGGAGCGATACCGGCTGATGCAACTATCAAACCGCTAGCTGGTGATGTACCGAAGGTATGGGCTGACAGCTTGACACCTGCTATGCCACCTATGCTGCAGTTGTTGTTAGCACAGAGTGGCAAGCGCCTAGACCCAGGTACATCAGAGACGCGCGGCGGTGCGTGGATACGTGACAGCGGTTCGATGTTCCGTGCAGGGCCTAATGCTGAGAGCGTTAGCAACCTTGGCGAAGTGAGCAACAGCACATCGTTGATGATGGGTGCGCTGTTCGGCGCGATGGGTACGCACATTGCGATGGCTACTGACGTGATGTTGCATGCTGCTAAGTACAACACCACAGGCGGGCCTACACCACTGCCTACACCACGTCAGTCCGCAGATTATGCTGCAGGATTGCAGAAGGCAACAGGTGAGGTGTTCAATCGTGTTGTGTCTAGGATACCTGAGATACCGCTAGTGTGGCAAAATCAGGAACGCTACGGCGTGATGACGCCTGCGTGGCAAGTGATGTCGCAGAACACCGCGCACATCAGGTCGATCACTGGTATGAGGGATGAACTAGGTAAAGCTGCTACTGCACGCAGACAGGCTGCAGTTGAAGCAGGCGGTATACCTGAGAGAGCAATGGGTGATCAAGTGTTAGTGCAGATTGCTGAGGACATCTCTGCGTGGCAACGCACTACTGGCGACCTTGGCAAGTTGAAGAAGCAGCAGAACGACTTGCGCGTTAGGTCGAGAGCTGTTGATGTGCAGTACAACTTACCACCCGATCAACGCACTGCTGAGAAGAACAAGTACATCAAGTTGCAGCAAGATAACATAGAGCAACAGCGTCTAGCTACACTGTACGCAGAGCAGGTAATCGCTGCTAAGTACGGTCAAGTACTCATGCCACTGTTGAAGGGTAGGCAGATCAACATGGCTACACTTGACGCGCTGATGCGTGAGAACGTAGGTGGTGCGGCTGCGTCAACGACGCCACAAGCCGAGACGCAGCCGCAGTAGTTATACATTGTATATCACATAATATCCTGCCGCTTGATCTTCTTGATCGTACTCCATCTGTGTACTCCACCTTCATCAGCAACGCTAATACCACACTCTGCGGGTATGATCAACTGCTTACCACCTATCAGCAGTGGCGCTTCTGCGTGTTTGACTAGCAGACGTAGTGCATGTTTAGCTACATCAAAGCGCGCCAAGCCGATTAACCCATCATGCGTGTTGAGTGCGATGCGAGCTAACCCCTTGGGCCATTGAGGATCGTCGTGTGCTTTGTATATTACCCGACATATGTGGTCGCCTACTGTGGACTGTGGATAGAAGGCAACGATTGCTTCGGTACTTTCTTCTGTCACTGGTATCAGTTGAACGTATCGCCTACCATAAGCGTTATAGATCGCCCTCTCTGTCCGCACACGGTTCAAGTCTGCTTGCCATCCTACCTTTAATTCAGGTGTGAGCTTGTGGTACTTGACAAATGCTTCACTTGCTATAGACAGAGACAAGCCTGTAGTCAGTGCCAAGCGGTCAGGCATCATGCGGTAGTTAAGACCATGACGACATCTCTTAGCAATGTAACGGATGGTGGGCTTGCCAGCAAGCTCGCTGCTGTAATCAATGCCATCACGTCGAGCGGCAGCTTCGTCCAAGGGGTAACGGTCGAACGTGGGCACGTCTGCGTACGGTACATCGAACATGTCTGCGGCGAGAGCGCGGTGGCAGTCGTAGGAGCCGTCGAGCCGCGCTCTCTCAAACTGTTCTATCCACGTCGTAATGTTGTAACGCCAACCAACAACCCGCGCTTCAGCTTGCGACCCGTCGATGTATATAAAGCACATGCCAGGGTCCGCGATGAACATGCTCTTGGCACGGTCGGGAATGTTCTGCAGATTAGCTCCCGATCCCCAAAGCGTCTGCGCACTAGACAGACGACCGGGCGCACTACGCACCCCAGTCTGACGGTAGTCACATCGCATACGTGAGTCCTCATCAGGCTTTGCAGATGCATAGACTGAGTAGAACTTATCGTCCTCGATGTAAGCATCCACCGCAGTCAACACAGCGCGTGCTGCTGGCGATGTGCGTGGGTGCTTGCGCATCAACTCGCGATTGGTTGCGTCTGTACTTGTTCCTCTGCCTACGAGTTTGAGCTTTGAGAAGTACAACTCCGCCATCTGCTTCGGTGAGTTTGGGTTCGGTGTGTAGTGTGGATCGTCGCATGCAATACGCACTGCTTCATAGAACTCGTTCAGCTTCCGTTGCAAGTCTGCATACAGGTTGCCGGGTGTATTTTGATCTAGCATTTGCTCACGCAGTTGCATATCGTTCAGCACGCCTCCGACAGTCATCAACACAAGATGCGATTGAAGACGCATGACGTGCTCGAAGTAGAACTTGTCTAGCTTCTGATCGCGTAGCTCAGCTACGATTGCAGCATTCGACGCAAGCGTAAGTGCACAGTCCTTACAGTTGTATATCCAGAAATTGTCAATACCGCCAGTATGTCGCCATTCGTCCTTCTCATTCTTATAGAACGGATGCATTGTGTACTGTTTGACAATGAAGCCAAGGTCATGCGGCATCGTTGGGTATAGCACATGATGACCAAGCATCGTGTCGCTGTATGCTGGCTTGCAACGTATGTGATCCTTAAACCAGAGCCACGCCATGTCAAAGCCTCCATTCTGCCAGACCACGCGGCTAGTAGGCGATTGGTATAGGCGTTGTAGATGACGGCGTATCTCTGCTTCCTCTTGTACACTGTATAAGTGTTCTTGCTCACTGCGGAACGCGATACACATGGCGTCATGCGACGAGTGAGCAAGCCCGACACAAGCTGTCTCATTGCTAACGACTTCAATATCGCTTGCGATTGGATCACGTGAGGCTTCACACATACGAATGTAGTCAAGTGCTTGTACGTGGGTGGGATTGATGTGAGTGACAACTTCATGTGGCTTGTATCGACCTTCGACTACTTCATTCAACTTGTCAGCGATGTCCATGTCAAAGATGATCTGTGCCATAGGATCACGTGCACAGAAGGCGGGGTTGTAGGTGCACACAGCTACGACAGACTTGTTGCCGATCGTACATTCGAGCACGCTACCGCGCCAGTTGGTGATACCCTTCTTACCGAGTAAAGCTTCGACCGCGTAGTTGCCAAGCAGCAGGACGTACTTCAAGTTGGGGAGCATCGACAACTCCCACATCAACAACTCCTGCCACGACGTTAGTTCATGCTTGCCCACTGGTACGCGCTTAGCATCATCAGCGAACGCGACTTGACGCTTGACTACATTGGTAATGTAGCACTCGTGACGCTTGATGCTGGGGCAGTAAGTACGCAACGCTTTCCACAGTATGTTGCCAGCACCACCGACAAGAGGGATACCTTGTGCTACCTCATTGCGACCGGGTGCTTCTGCGATGATAGCCAGTGTAGCATGTGTAGTACCACCCATCGCACACTCGACAGACATGCCTGCCGTCTGTGCTTGCAGCGTGAACCTATCACGCATGTCTGCAGTCGTCATCACATTCATGACTTAGGCTTCCTTTTCCAACCCATAGACTTGAGCGATACAGCCAAGCTGCGTTGATCACAGATGATCGAAGCGTGTTTCTTTGCGCGTGTTACTCCTGTGTAGAAGTTGGGTCGAGAGAGATTGAAGAACGCACACGACGCCATGATGTAGGTGATATTGTCATACTGCGAGCCTTGGCACTTGTGAGTAGTGAGTGCGTAGGCCAACTCGATCACCTTACGTGGATCGTATGTGAAGTGGTAGCGTTTGCGTGGGTTGTACTCACTCACACGTGGCGGCAGTTCAACAACGCGATCACCGAAGTCAATCTCTAGTACACCGTACTCGTCGATTGCTACGACTATACCGACTTCACCATTGAGCATCTGCTTAGTCTCAGGACACTCAATGAACGTGCCCATCAAGCCAACGCCGTTGAGATCGAACTCTGTGAAGCGTTCGTTGTAGTCACGTAGATCGTAACTGTTTGTATTACACACCACCTTGTCACCGATGCTGACGTAGACTTTGTTCTTGACCTCCCACTTGTTGCGTGGTAGCTCGATCTTGTTAGGTGTAGTGGGATTGAAGCGCATCTGCAGGATGCTGTTGAGACGCATCGTACCGATGTCAGACTTACGCGCTGGTGAGATGATCTGATTGTCCAACTGTCGCCAGTCGATGTACTCTTTCTCCAACCGGCTATACAGTGTATGAAGCACTGCGTCACCGAGATGCACACC